TGCCGTGACGCCAATAGTTCGACGTATTCGTGTAGAAGAACTGGGCCTCGGCCTCCGGGTTGCCGCCTATCGCGTAATGGTAGAGGCCGAATTTCTTGCCGGATGCCTGCGCTTGGGCGATCACGCGGTTGGCGTCCGTGTTGACGCCGGACACGAGGCAGTTGTTGTACACCTGTCCCGTGCCCCATGTGGTGCCGACGACAACGAAGTCGGCCTGCGTGTTGGCGATGTCGATGCCGCACTGCCAGTTGGACACGTCGATGCCCTGCATGTCGGCCATCGCCGCCGGGGCGAACGCCATGGAGACCGCGGCGACGAGCGCGGTCAGCGTCACGCCCACGCGCCGGCGCAGGAGTCCGTGTTTGGGTTTGGGTTTGCTTTTGTCGAGGATTCCCACATCCCCTCCCTTCCGCCCGGTTTCCCGGGCAAACGAAAAGGCCGCCCGGAATGGGTGGCCTATGGTTGAAAATCGCATTCGGCGATGTGATGCGAGGTGGGCGGCAAGCCGCCGCATCAGCCAGCATCCCGCGCCGCGACGGTCTCGGGCGCGATGTCGGCGCGCAGCTCGTCCGGCAGGCCCGGTTTCGGATGGCGCGCCATGAACGCGGGGTCGGTGATCTCACAAAGCTCCTGAAGCCAATGGAAAAGACGGCGAGTGTACGAGGCCAGCGCGAAGTACTTGCGCTGCTGTCTCTCCAGATGCTCGATCTGCTCCTCCTGGTCGTCCACCTGCTCACGCAATGGCTTGATGACCGAATCGGTCAGGATGTCGCACGCCTGCGCGGCGATCTGCGCCGTGTCCTTGCGACGCGAGGAGACGGCGCCGATGATGGCGCCCACTCCACCGCCGCCGACGAGGGCGGTGATCACCACCGTCCAGAACTCCAGAGGCATCACTCGCCCGCCGCGTCGGAACGCCATGTCTTGATCTTGGTTATGGCGGCGAGCCTCGCGGCGGTGACCGTGGCGGAGCTCTTGGTGTCCATGTCAGAGATGGTCACCTCTGTCGCCTGACGGTCCGTGAGCACGGCCGTCACACCGCGCGTGTAGTCGCACCATACCTCCCCGTCCGCGCCGCCGTGGTCGAACGCGAGCCCGAGACGGAGCAGCTGGTATACGATGCTGCCTTTGGGCGGGCGCAGATCGAGAACGCCGGTCTCCGCAGTTGTTCCGTTGTCATTGGCCATGCTGGCCTCCTTTTCTGTTTGTTCTTTTGGATTCATTGGGCGATGCTCAGCTGGTCGAGCGACACCCAGTCCCAGACGCCGAAGATCCTCACCTGTTTTGTGTTGGCCGGTACGTACGTGTTCGTCCATCCGAGCGTGCCGTTCCGGTAGGCGGGCAGGAGATAGTTCCGGTTTACGGGTGTCGTAGCCAGGCCGAGCAGGTCGGGGTCGGCGAAGAGGTTGTTGTCGCCATTGACCGTGGTCCTGACTCTGCCTCGGAAGCGCAGGCAGCCTCCCCGGTACCCGTACGACGCGTAACCCTCGCATCCATTGCCTGTCGTGATGGTCTGCCAACCGGTCTGCCATATCTGGCCCGGTTCGTTGTTATGGAAGACGGCCGCCGCCGTGTTCATGCGGATCGCGAAATGGTTGTCTCCGTATGGTCCCGCCGTCAGCCGGTCGAGGTGGCTTCCATCGCTCAGCCTGAGCTTCGATTTGATGGCCAGGGTGTCGTGGCCGAGCTTGACCACATCCTCGACGGTGCCAGTAGAGGCGTGGCTCTTCACGTGGAAGGTGCCGTCGGTGCCGACCAGTGTGGACGTGCCTGTGAACACGCCGTTCGACCGCTTGCCCACCTGTACGCCGTCGGATGTGAGGCTGATGCAGTCCTCCAGGGCCCCCACGCGCGACCGTGCGTCGGACGCGTCCGATTTGGCCGTGTTGGCCGCATTCCGCACCGTCTGGTTTTCGGCCTTCGTCGCGAACCTGACATCCAGACTCGCGTTGTTCTGCGTGATCTTCGAACTGATCTCCTGCGTGACGCCGGATTTCGTCGCGTACGTCGACGACACCGTGCTTGTGATGCCGTCCGCGGTGGCGGTGATGTCCGATTTGGTGGCCAGTCCCGACCCGTCAGCGCCCTTGTAATTCTGCACGACGCCCAAGGCCACCGACCGGCTGGTCTGATCGACGTAGCTGCGCGTGCTGAGCGTGTCGTACGCGAGGTCCTGCGGAGTGCCGTTCGTGGGCTCCGAGTCCAGTATCCTCTCGCCGCCGCAGCCGGGGCCGTCGTTCCATGACCGGTAGTCGCCCTGGAGCGTGTAGTGCCCGTTCCACCAGTCCCACGGCAGGTACGCCCAGATGTCGCAGGCGGTCGGGCTGAACGCCATGACCTTGACCTTCACGTCATCCGCGCCGCGGATGCGGTTCACGCTCACGCCGAACGCGCCCGATGCGGACGGATGTTCTTGCCAGCCGTCCTTGACGAAGATCTCGAACTCCGCGTTCTGGCGGGCAGCGCCGTTGTACCCGTCGCCGGAGTAGACGTGCAGGAGGACGCTCGACGAGTCGCCGTTGCTGGTGAGATAGCCGAGCTTGACCCATTTCGGACTGCCCGACGCGCCGTACAGCGTGAACATACGGGTCGCGCTCTTCCTCAACGCCTCGGTCGCATCGAGGGTCGTGTAGGTCTGGCCGACCGTCGATTTGATCGAGGAGGCCGACTGGTCGATCCTGGACTGCACCTCGGCTTTGCTCGGATAGTCCCCCTTGGTCTGGTAGGTCTTCGCCACGCTGGTCTTGAACCCGTCCAGGTTCTGTTCCAGGCTGCTGACCCTGCTCGTGTCGGCCTTGCCGCCGATCTGCTGCGACAGGGTCGTGTTGATCCTGTCGGCCTTCTGGGACACCTGGCTGATGGTGGTCGTGTTTCCCTGGGCGGTCTTGGCGACCTCCGTCACCTTGCCTGTGATTTCGTCGGCCTTCTGCGTCAGGGCGCTGGTGGTGGCATAGGAGGACATGCCGTTCTTGGACTGGTATCTCTCCGACACTTCGCCGCGGATCTGGTTCGCCGTCTGCGTCAGTGAGGAATTCGTGGCGTAATCTCCTGCTGGCTGCAATCCGGTGACATCGACGCATACGACGTTCGCCACATACCACTGCGTCGTACCGCCGTTCGGCGGCCAGTTGTCGATCTGGAAGAACACGCATCCCCTGGATTTTCCGTTCGGACAGGTGAAACGCCATGTCGCGGCCATCCATCCGTCACTCAGGTCTGACGTCGATTCCGCTCCAACGTATGTGTCAAAGGCGTTTCCGCCGGTCTGTCTGGTGTACCAGATACCAGCATGTAGCGGCAAACCGCCTTTGATCTGCTTGCAGTAAGCGGTGATGACATACGTGCGCCCCGGTATGACGGGGAAACTGGTGTCAGTATTAAAATTGTCGCGTGCTGCGAGCAGGTTGACCCGGCTGCCGTTCGGCGCGGTGACATTATCCACCAGCGACGTGATCTGCGGCTTGTCAGGGTCGAAAAGCTGATTGCACCAGAGATTCGACCCCGAGGACTGTTTGCCCATGTCCGACTTCGTCGCATAGGTCTGACCCACCTCGCTCTTGAATCCGCTGAGATTCTGCTCCAAGCTCGATGTGCGGGACAGCGCATCATTGGCGGTGGTACTGACCTGCAAGATCGTGGCCTTATTGCTGTCGGCGGTGCTTTTGACCTGATTCACCGTCTGCACGGTGGCATCCAAGGTCCTCGCCGTCTCGCCGACCTTCGCGCTCAAGCCATTCGCCGTCTGCTCCAGCGTCGTGACCTTGCCCATCGCGCCAGTGGCGGTCTGAGAGACTTCGGTTACTTCGGCTTTAATGGAGTTCGCCGTCTGCGTCAATTCGGATTTAGTGGAATATGTTTTATGCTCAGATGTAACGTCCTTGACACTCACATGACGGAACTGGAGAACCTTAGCTCCTTCAGAACCAACATATGAAGACATGTATACGCGAGTAACTACAGCATTACCGAGATCCTGATATGCCTCATAGGAATGCCATTCACCATCAACAAGATCTTTTAACTTAACGTTGATCGCGAACCAACCAACATCTGTTCCGATGGCGTTGATACTATCACCTTCGGCAACCGTGTCTTTTCCGGATACCAATCGGACATCAATGGCATACCTTATAGTCCTATGAGGTCCGATCTGGTGAAGGATTTCGGATGGGCCATAATCGACATGGTGCTCTTTACCCGGGAAAGTACGCTGAAATACTCCATCGACTATTTCGAGGTGGAATTTATTTGGTCGATCAGGATTCGGAATTCCATTTTCGACAATCTCGTCACCAATACCTTTGGACTGATATGTATCAGCTACAGTGGTCTTAAACCCGTTCAGATTCGCTTCGAGATTCGTCGCCTTATCGACGGCACCCTGGGCGGTTTTCGCGTTGGAATTGATGCTCGCGGCCAGCGAATCCGACGTGGCCTTCAGGCTCGTCTGCGTCGCATACGTGGCATCGTTATCAGACTTCGTGGCATAGTTCTTGCTCAGGTTCGCGGAAATACCGTCGGCGGTCTGCTGCGCCTTCGACGCGGCCGTGACAGCGCCATCCGCCATCTGCCTCACCGAGGATAGGGACGAGGATAATTCATTGCTCGTGGCCTTAAGCTCCGCCTTCGTGCTGTACTTGGCGTCCGAATCCTTGGCGGTCTGATAATCCTTGCTCAGAGTCGCGTTGATGCCGTCCGCCGTGGCCTGCGCCTTGGAAGCCGCAGTCACGGCACCATCCGCGGTCTGCTGCGACTTCGTGATGTTCGCCTGCAAGCCTTCGGCCGTGGTCTTAAGCTCCGTCTTGGCAGCATACTTTTTATCGGACTCGGCGGTGGACGTGTAATTCTTGCTCAAATTCGCGCTGATACCGTTCGCGGTCTGCTCGACCTGCGTCGCCTTGCTCATCGCATCCGACGCGGTCTTCGTGCTCTGCGATACCGTCGAGCTGAGGCCGGTCACGGTCTGCCGCAAAGAGGTCAGACTCTTAGTCGTGGCCTGACCATCCGAAGCGACGCCCTCGATACGAGTGGACAATGCATCCAGCTTCGTCGTGTGCCCGTTGACGGTCGTGGTCACGTCACCGATCTGCCCGGCCAGCTTATCGCCCTTGTCGCTCGCTGCCTGAGCCTTCGCATCCACATCGGCGATGCTCTTGTCCAATGCGGCCTTGTCCGCATCCACCCTCTGCGAGATTTTGTCCGCGGCGTCCTTGACTTGATTCGCCTTCGCGTCAACGGCGGAAATACTGGATTTGAGCGCCGTCGTCTGCGACTCCAGATCGGAGCGCACACCATCAGCTTTGGCGGCGGAATCCTGCGCCTGCCTGCGCACATCGTCGATGCCCGCCTGCGCGTCCTGCCTGATCTGCTCGCCTCGTCTGACCGCCTCGTCCGCCTTCGCGGCGGCGTCGGCGGCGGCCTTCCGCGCATCCTGCGCGGCCTTGTCGATGCCGCTCGTGTCCACCAACGGCAGTTGGACGCCGTCCTTGTCGACGCGGTTGATGCCGTCCGAGGCGTTCCCGCCGGCGAGGATGCCACTGCCGTCGCCGGTGTCGATCCACACGCCGCCGCTTCTGCGGGTGAGCAGACCGGTCGCGACCTCCAACGCGTTGAGGCCCGTGCCGAGCAGCAGATCGAGGTCGGACGGGTTGATCTCGCCATGTAATGCCATGAGATAACCTCCAAAAAAAGAACATGGGATCCCTGCGTCAGGTGCAGGGGTCTTCGCAGATGTCGAAGATGAGCGTGACCTTGCCGGTCTGGTCGCCGCTCATCTTCATGAGCCGCTGACGGTAGATCCCGTCGGGCAGGTCGGGAAACCCGGTTATGGAGACCTCGAAGATCTCGCCGGGCCAGAACGTGCCGGGTGCGTGCAGGGGCATGCCGGAAGCGTCCACGTCGTTCGCGTCGATCGTGCCGGATAGTTGCATGAGAGGCTTGGAATTCGCGGCGAGCTTGGCCTGCGCGTGCGATTTCAGGACGTCCCAGCTCTTCGCGTCGGGATCGCTGTACACGCCTTCGCGCAACGGCCACGGGTCGGACCGCCGGCACAGGGTCAGGTCCTCGGCCAGACAGCAGATCGTGGCCTGATCGCTCCCGGCGCCGGTCGCGTAGAACCGCTGTGCCGGTGCCATGCGGTCCACCTTCAGATCCTCCAGGGTGCCGCCCAATGGATGGTAGTCCAATGAGTGCACGGTCTTCTGGCCGAGATACACGTCGCCGTCACTCCCGGCCTCGAACCGGTATCGCACGTGCTGCGAATCCGAAAGATACGGCCTGAACTGCATGTCGGGCCCGCTGGCCACGTTCGTGAGCTTCGTGAGTATCTGCTTACAGGACTGGTTCTGTACGTCCCAGTCCTGGTAGTCCGTACGCTGGTGGCCGCCTTGCTCGCCGAGCCATGGCAGGTCGATGGGGAGCGTGCCGCCGGGCTTGGCGCTGGTGCATTGACGAATCACCTCGCAGGCGATCGCGCGCAGGGACAGTCCCTGCCATGCATACCCGCCGGGGGCCGTGTGCGCCGCGTTGGTGCCGAACCCGTCCTCGTGCGCGAGAATCCTGTCGCCCAGCACGGTCGGGATGCTGTCCAGCGAGATGCTCACATCCTGCTGACTGCTCGACCTGACGCCGAACACTCCACCGATGATCGGCGTGCCCAACGAGGCGTCGCCGTCCAGGACGCCGTGCCAGAAGAGCACGAGGCCGCGTTTGCCGCACATCAGCGCATCCGCCCGCGCGGTCGGCGTGGATCCCGGTATCTGCGACCAGGGCAACTGGAGCCCGGACACCTCGTCCGCGCCCACGCCCTTGTCCCTCGTCGTGGAAAAACTGGAGTCGCTGACGGTCATCGACCATGTGAAGCCGGGGATGTCGATCTGCTGGCCGAGCAGCCCGGTCATCGTGTCGCACAGGCAGGCGCGCCAGCTCATCTCGCCACCCCCTCGTCCTTGACGACGAGCACGCGGCCCACATACGTGTCGCCATTGTCCTTCACGCCGTAATGCGTCACATAGCCCGGGCCCTGTTCGTTGAACATGGCGACGCCGATGGTGTGCGGGCCCTTCGCAAGCTGGAGGGAGCACGTGCATTCATGCGTCACCCACGAATCCGTGTATTCGATTTTCCTCGTGGTGTACAGATTCCCGTCGACGACGAACCGCACCGCGGCCACGCCCTTCGCGCCGTTTTTGCTCGGCGCGGAGACGCACGCGTACATGGTCAGGAGCAGATTGCGGTCGGTCGGCATCTTGAACGTGTCGATCAGGAACGGCGCCGTGTACGCGGGATTGGATGACGCCTGCAGATCCTTGTTCTCCGCGATCCTGGCGAGGATGCCGAGGTTCGCGCCGTAGGGGATCGCGTAGTCCTGCGTGTCGACCATCGTTGCCGATTGGGTGGACGAGGCGGCTGCCGGCATGCGCATGCTCATCAGCCTCGTGCAGCCGGACGGGACGGACGGGGCTACCGGATTCGCGCTTGGCGTGCCCTGTGTGACGCCCACGGCCACCTGGTTGTCCTCGTCGCCCTGAGAGATGTCGTTCGCCTTGAGCCATATGGTGTCTATGCGAGGGTTCGACGGATCGCCGGCCGAGACGGCGACGGTCTGCCCGCCGTTCCAATACGCTTCCGTGTACCCGTCCGCATTGCCGCGTGAGCAGACGGCCACGCCCGCGGCCACGTTGTAGCGCAGGTCGGAGCGACCCGTCACGTCCAATCCGCACACGATGCCGACGTTCTCCCAGTGCGCCTTGATGATCCGGCGGTGGGTCGGCGGGTCCATTCCCCTGCCGGTCGAATCGGGGGCCACTCCCAAAGCTGTAGTCATAATCCCTCCTTGATCACATGTAGGTGTCACGGCATTCGACGGTCACGTACCCGTCGCCGACGGATTGCAGGTTCACGGCCACCGAGCCGCCCGGCGGCACGGGGGGGAAGCCGCGCTGGCGCAGGTTGCGGCTCACGTCCAGGCCGCCTATGCTCGCCGCGCGACTCCGTGAGTCCAGCACGAGCGGCACGCTGCCGACCGCCTGCGAATAGTCCAGGCTCATGTCACGGCCCGGGAAGGTCAATTGCACGCCGTCCGGCCACGGACCTTGTACCGTGAACACCGGGTAGGCTCGGCTGGAACCGTTGTTGACGAGCGTGCACACGTTCCGCGCATCCACGGCCGAACGCCCATACGACAGCGGATACGCGAGCCCCGCGTCCCCACTCCCATACGACAGGCCCAACCCCGCATCCCACGCCGGAACCAACTGAAAACGCCGCGCATCCCACGACAAACGCTCAGGACGAGGACACACGAAATGCAATGTCAGATCGTTCTCCAACAGGGGATTCCACCGCGAGTTGCGGCCCGTCTGCGCCACGTAGCCCTCACAATATGTGTCCTCGTCGCCGTCGACCATGCGCAGCCTGCAGGAGCGGTGCGCCGCGGTGTTGATGCGGCGCATCAGGGAGAGTAAGTCCGCACGGCTGTAGCCGACCGCCTCGTAGTGCACGGTCACGGTGCGGGCCGAATACAGGATATCCGTTTCGGACACGTCATGCGCGCCGTCGCCCTGGCCGCGTTCGTGCAGCTCCACCTTCGCGTCCGGCAGCGTATCCCAGCCCTCCACGCCGTTGGCGGTGATGTACAGGCCCCGGTCGGACGAATCCGCGGGATTGAACCGGCAGACGAGCTCGTCGCCGGCCCACAGCTCCCCGTAACGCGGGCTCAAGGTCCACAGGTCGTTCATCTTGAGAGCCTTCCCACGAGATGAGCGGCGTTGCGGTACATGATCGACGCCGCCGTATACATGTCATCCGCCGGACGCACGATCTTCTGCTGGAACACGGGCGCTATCGTCTGGTTGACGGTCTGGTTGTTCGTCACCGGCTGGCTCAGCATCATCGGCGAGGGCTTGTAGAACCTCTCACGTGGAATCTGACGACGGTTCATGGCCGCGTACAAATCGGCACCGTAATAGCCGACCGATTTCACGTTGCTGACGAATTCGCCGCTTTTGACGCGCGCGTTCGACAGGGTGATATTGTCGCCCCCCGTGTAGGTGGCCTTGCCGGGCAGCAGCCCCTCGATGACACGGCCGCCGGCGGCGTAGCCGCGCATCGAAACCCCGTAGCCGGTGAACAGGCCACCGGTCTTGCCTGCCGGGCGAACGCCAACGCTTGTATCCGGCACGTCCTTTGTCATGTGGGTCTCGATGAAGTTGCGGACGATGTTCGTGGTTATCGTGACCTCCCTCGGGGTTTCCAAGGGTTCGTTGTTCACGTCGCGAATGGCCTGCAATGCCTGATCGTTCTTGCCATAGATGTAGCCGGTCTTGGGATCTACCTGCCAGCCGTTCGCTTCGACCATTTTGTCGAACAGGGGCGTGTTGTTGCCCTTGAGGACGCCGGTCTTGTCGTCGATTTTTGCGCCGCCGGCGATTGCCATGGCGACGTCGAACTGGCTCTTATCCAAGTCCAGGTAGCCGGTCTTGGGGTCGATCTTCGCGTTGGTGGCGTCGGCGATCTTCTGCATCAGGTCGGTGTCGTCACCGGTCAATCGCACGGTCTTGTCGTCGATTTTCTCGGCCTTGACCTTCACCTTGTCCAGCACGTCGCTGGCCTCGTCCGTGATCGTAATCCTCACGTCAACAGGGTTAGCGGCCTCGCTGTTCATGGATTCGATGCTCTGACGCAGATTGTCGGCCTCGCTGCGGGCCAAACCGTAACGGTCTGCCTGAGCTGCGGCCGCGTCGGCGCTCATGCCGGCTGCCGTGGCGTTGGCGATGTATGCCTGGCGTGCGCGCTCGAGGATGTCGCCCGCCTGCTGGGTGGCTGCTGCAGCGTCGCCGTGGGCCTGGCCTTCCTCGAGGATCTTCTGCGCCGTGCTCTGCGCGGTCGAGGCGAGACCCTGCAGCGCGCTCTGGCTGTCATACGCCTGAGACTCGTATCCCGCCAAAGCATTACCGTTGTCATCGAGCACTCGACCGTTCTTCGCGATGTTCTCGTTGAGGTCGAGTATGCCCTGGTTGAACTTGGTTACGGCCTGATCCGCGGACAGCTGCACGCCGGGCAGGCTGAGGAAGCCTTTAACGAGATCGTCGATGGCGTCCATCAAATCCTGAGTGCCGGTCGTAGCGCCGTGTGTTGCGTTTGAGTATTCTCCAGTGGCGTCAGCAGCGCCGTTGGTAGCATTCTCTACTTCGGCGAGTGCGTTGGCTTTTGACTTGGCTGCATCGGATGCCTTGTTATAGTTATCCTTTTCCTCGTTGAGCTGGCTGAGAATGATTCCCGCGAGTTCTTTTTGCTTGCCGCCTTTCGCGATCATTTCATCGGTGACACCGTTGATTCGGCGCATTGCTGCCGAGTTGCCCTGTGCGGCCAACGCCATGTCGGACATCTTGATTCCGACATCATCGAGTAAGCCGCCAAGGGTCTTGTATCCGTAATACGCCTGTTCGATATTGTCCGGAATGATCCAGGAGTTATCGATTTTTGCATTTGATAGATTATCGATGATTTGTTTGCTGGCGTCGCCGGTGCTTTCCAGCGCGGTTTTTAGCGAGTCGGCTCGCTGCTTGGCCTCTGCGGCCTTGTCGGCGAAGGAGAGGAGGGCCGCGCCGGCGACGCCGATGGCTATACCCCACGGTCCACCCAATAACGACACTATGCCGCTTCCCAGGTTTTTGAAACCTGTCATAACGCCTTGAGAACGACTGACGGTGGCGCCAAACGTGCTTAGCTGAGATTCCGCACTGCCGAAAGTCGAGCCCCATGCCTGGAACGCTGACGCGATTCCGGAGCCGAGGCCTATAAGCCTTTGCCCTGGGTCGGCGATCAATCCGATGGTTTGCGCAAGCTGGCTGCTGCTCGCGTTCAACGGTGCCATAGCCTTGTGCAATGCGACCGAGCCGCCGGCAAGAGCCGTGAAAAGCACGATGCCCTGCTGCACCGGTGCGGGCAGCTGGCTGAAACCGTCCACCAGCGTGTCAAGCATCTGCACGAGGGAGCGCAATGGACCTTGGCCGCCTTCGCCGAGGGAAATCATGAGGGATTCAAACGAACCACTGAGGTTCTCGAGGTCGCCTTTGAGGTTGTTGTTCCTGGCGGCGGCCTGTTGGGCGGCGAAACCGGATTCGCTTACCGCGTCGGTCCAGTCGTCGATACCTTCCGCGCCCTGCTCGTAGAGCACGTTCGCGGCTCGAATGGCGTCGGTGCCGAAAATCGTGGCCAACGCCTGATTGCGCTGTTCCTGGGACAGTCCGCCCAACTTGTCCTTGAGCACGCCCGCCAAGCCGCTTAGGCCGATGAATTTGCCTTGTGCGTCGTAGGCGTTGATGCCGAGTTCCCGCATGAGGTTCGAGGCCTTCGTGCTCGGGTTGGCGAGACTGATGAGCATGGTCTTCAGCGAGGTGCCGGCGTCCGAGCCGATCATGCCGCTTTGGGCGAACGCGGCGAGCGTGCCGGCGGTCTCCTGCATGCTGATGCCGAACGAGTGGGACACCATGCCGGCCTGATTCAACGCCAGACCGAGGTCGTGCGCGGAACCGACGGACTTGCCCGCGCCGGCTGCCAGCGCGTCGGCCACCTGAGTAGATTCGGCACCAGTCATGTTGAACTGCTTGAGGGTGGTGGCCATGAGTTCGGCTGCGTCGCCCACGGCCATGCCGTCGGACGCTGCGAGGTTCAACGCGCCGCTCAGACCGCCGGAGAGGATATCCGACGTGCTGAGACCGGCCTTGCCGAGTTCGTTGATGGCGTCGGCGGATTCGGTGGCCGAGTATACGGTGTCGGCGCCGGCATCAATGGCGGCCTGACGCAGTTGGGCCATCTCATCGGCGCTGGCTCCGGTGTTGGCTTGCACGGTACTCATGCTGGCGTCGAAGTCCGCCGCCATCTTGATGGCCGCTACGCCCAACGCGGTGGCTGCCACCCCTGCTGCGGCGACTCCGGTGGTGATGAGCTTGGTCTTGCCTCCGGCGGCTTCCATGGTGGTCGCGGCCTTCTGGCTCTCGCCACTGACTTTGGCCATGCCGGCCGTGAAATTAGACGTGTCCGCGAGCAGGCGGACTGTGATGTTGCGGTTCAACCCGCCTGCCATAGCGGCCTCCTGAGATTCATCTTGGTTTGATTCCCACCGTCAATGCGGACTGCTTCAGCTCGTTCTCGTTCGTATGGTCTTTCTTCCATTCGTCGAGCTTGAGGGACTGCATGAGCGAGATCTGGCAGACGCCGGCCTCGGCCGTGAAATGGAAGGGTGTCTGCTCGTCGTGGCAGACCGAGATGGGCATGCCGCATTGCGGGCACAACGAGTGTTCGTAGTCGTCGAGCGCGAGCATCCATTCGCGTTCGGTCTCATCCCATTCGGTTTCCGGCGTGTAGCCGGTGATGCGCCTATGCTCGTCCCTTTCCACCCGATACGATGGTTCCCAGCCGAGCCAGCGTTTGTAGCTGATGCCGAGCATCTGGCAGATTCGCAGTTCCCTTACTGTCTGCGGATTATCCGCGAGGCTGATTCGAGTGCGTCTTTTGGGTCGATGAGCTTCGCGTTCAGATCACGGATCGCGTACCAGATCGGGGAAATCTGGCCGTCGGACAGTTCGGTCATGACGTTCGCCAGCTCCTCCACCGGGGTTTCCGGCACGGTCTTCCGGGCCATGAGTCTGACGGCGTCGGCGCAGATGTCCTCGATGCGCTGCTTCGGCAGGCCGTTCTCGGTGACGGTGTTCGCCTCGAGCACCTGACGCCACTGGGAAAGAGGCAGCGCCTCCAAGGTGATGCGGATGGTGTCGTCCTTCACCTCGTCGCGCAGCTTGTCGATCTGCTTGGCGATGCGTTTGGCGGCGGTGTTGCCGCCTTCGGTCACATGCTGCGCCATGGCGCGCTCCAGGTCGGCTCCCAATGCGGCGACCTGTTCGGCCTTCTCCTGATCCAGGATCAGATCGACGTCCACGCGCTTGCGCTTCACTTCCAGAGCCATGATTATCCCTTTCTAAAAGTTTCAGATCGCCTTTCTGGGAATGAGAAGAGAGAATGTTCGTGCGGGGCCAGAAAGGTAAGAGTCCCCACATGGAAGATTTGTCAGCCGTCGGCAGGCGGTGTCGGTGCCGGCAGCGTCGCCTCGCCCTTGGCGCGTGCGTTCGCGCCGCTCGTGGTGTTGTCAACCACGGTGACGGTCTGCCCGCCATTACGGGCCGTTGCCGTCACCGTCAGAGGCGTCAGCCTCTTGCCGAGGCCGCGATCACCGCCGTCTCGGACTCCCAGCCGGGTGCCTTCGCGAACAGTGGTATCTTGCTGCGGATCATGGTGTTCGCGTCCGGGTTGATGACCTGCTTCTCACCGCAGATCACCGATACGACGGTGAGCTTCTGACCGGCGGCCAGCGGCGCGTCGGTGGCCATGCCGCGACGGCGCACGATATAGCCGGCATTGCCTTCGGCCATGAGGGTGACGGCCTCGTTCTGGTCCTTGTGCTCCGTGTTCGTGTTGTCGATGACCTCGATGCTGATGTCGCCGGCGGACTTGCGGCCCGGAGCGCCGAAATCCTGGATCGAGTTCTCGCGCTGGTCGCTTACGGTGTCCTGTGACGGTTCGAAGATCCAGCCGCCGAGCATGACGTAGTTCGAGATGTCGGTGCCGGCCTCGAGCTCGGCGATGGTCGGTGCCTTGATGTCCTTGATCGTCGGCACCCAGATGGTGGTGATGTTGCCCTCGGCGCTAGTGCCGGGAATCTCTGTACCCAGTTTCATGGCCATAATGTGCTCCTTAAAGCAAAAGCCACCCCCGTATGGGATGGCGTTGAAGACTTTTGATAAATCTATGGTCGGCTCCATGTGAATCGGAACCGGAGGACGCGCACCTGGTAGCGGCGCGCGGTGTCGTCGGAGGTCAGACCGGCCGCATAAGCGCCGGAATCCTCGTACAGGGTGAGCTGGCCGACCGTGTAGCCCGGCGGCCGGGTGGGTGAGCGGTTCGCCAGCGCGGGAATCAGCATGTCGTCACACCAGATGTTCACGCTGTCGGCGGTGGTGCTGACGGCGCGAACCTCCAACAGGGCGGAGTGGGCGGTGAAACGCATCGTCTCCGCCGCCACATGACGGTCGGTGGAGACGCGCGCGATGATCCACGGCGGCATCTCCGACTCCAACGGCTCCTCCTGCCGGTAGACCCTCACGCCGGACGGCATGGAGGGCAGCAGGTCGAGCACCGCATTGGTCAAGTCCATGACGCTCATAATCCGATGGCTCCTATCAACATGTCGTCGGCGGCATCGGCCACGTATTCGGCGAGCGTGGGCAGCTCCGTCTCCGCAGCTTCGTAGAAGTCATGGGTTCCGCCGCCTTTCGCGGTGCCGAAGAACGCGATGTTGTCCAAGTCGCTGGCCCCGCCTTCGCGCGGGCTCACGTCCGCGTACACGGTGGTGCCGGTGCTACCCATCTCGTAGCCGATGCCGATACAGCTGATCGCGTAGTTCCGTGAGGTCTGCAGGTCGGAGATGATGACTTCCTTGACGTTCTGCGCGCCCTTCTTCACCGCCTGCGCAACCTTGACCGAAGCCATGGCGTGGGCCGCGGCGACCCTGCGGCCGAAAGCGGTCAGCTCCGAAGCGTCGATTGTCGCGTCACTCATTGCTGTTGCCCACCTCCTTCACGTTCCACCGGCATGCGGTCGCATGCGACTTCTCGGACTGCATGTTCAGCAACCGGAGCCTCCTGCCCTTGAGATTCGGGTCGTCGGCCTCGGTTATCTCGCACACGTCACCAGGCAGCAGCCCAGTGGTGCCATAGGGGAAATGCACGTACATCGACCATACGGGGGTGACGGCACCCAACGCTTCGACGATGCCGCCCTCCGTGTTCTCGGCGGCCAAACCACCCGAAGTCTGCACCTTGCAACGGCCCTCATACACGGTGTTCGCGGCCGGTCCCACCAGTCCCGTTTCGGGGTCGGTGACCGGTTTGCCCATATGGGTGACGCGGCATTGGGCGGTCATCAACGATTCGGCGAGCTGTCGGCCTCGGTTGAGGATATGCTGCACGTTCATCGGAACACCCCTATGGCGATGCCTCGCATGCCGAACCTGTTGCGGAGGGCTCGTTTCGTGCCCTCCGGCAGTTCGAGTGCGTCGATGATCTCGGAGTCGCCCTGACGGTAGCCGATCTGCACGTCGTCGATTCGCGCGTATGATTCGTCGCGGTGAGCGCCGGGGCCGCCGTTCGACTGCTGGACGAGTCCGGCTGCGACCATGCTGCACACGAGGCGCACGATGTCCGGGGGAACCGGGTCATAGCCGGCGAGCATGGTGACGGTGACGGAACAGGGGACCATGTTCGGCAGGCTCCACAGGCTTTCCCTGTGCAGGGCGTTGCCGAGCAGCTTCCAATCCCCGGTCTCCTCGCCGTCCATGAGCACGCGGCTCACGGAAATCACGGGGCGCATGGGCAGGTCGAGCCTGCGTGAGGTTTCGCCGGGGATGGTCACCGTGTATTCGCCGCGTGTGATGGGGCACCCTGCGGCGTCGCGCACCGCTGCGGAAACTGATTCGAGCAGCTTGCCCGCGAGCTTTTCGTCCGCGTATTCGATGCCGTATGAATCAAGGTCCTTGACCGTTGCCAGCGTGTCCATGAGTCACCCCCTATGCGGTTATTCGGCTTCGCCCAAGTAGGGCATGGCCTCATAGCTGCCGGCCATCACTTGCCCACCTTGAAGTGTACGGTGGCCAGCGCTTCGGGGCGCACGACCTTCGCGCCGTACAGGTGCAGGCCCTTGACGATGTCGTCAAAGCCCTTCTCCTTGCGGGTGGCCTCGACCTTGGCGATCTGCTCCGCGAACGTGGTGGCCGCGTTGGTGCCGGCGATGATGACGTTGCCCTCATCGGTCTGAGCCGAGGCAGAGCCGCCCTTGGCTGCGGGAGCGTTGTTGGACTTGAGGATGATCATACCCGCGGCCTCACCGACCACGCCGTTGAGCAGCGTGGAATGAGCGGACTCGGCGCCAGCGACGAAACGGCTGTCCTTGCGCAGCAGACCGTAGAAGTCCGGGTTGACGATGACCCAACGGCCCGCGTCTGGCACGCTCTGCTTATCCAATGCGGTGGCCAGATCCACGATGGTGTCGTACGCCTTGGTGGCGGTGGCGCCGGAAATCGGGTCGAGCTTGCTCTTCGCGCCTGCTGCCATCAGGCCGGCTAGGTACTGGTCGGTCAGGTCGCGCAGCTTGTAGGCGGCGTCCCGGGAATATGCGGCGGTCAGGTTGTTCATGGCCTGGCGCTTCTCCACGTCGTCGATTTCGAACGCGAAGTACTTGCTCTGGTTGATGACGAGTTCGCCGGCGTCCTTGTCTGTGGCCGGTTCGATGGTGATGTCGGTGTGGGCCGTGTAGTCGCCGATGCTGATGTGCGCGATGCCGGTGATGTGCACGGTGTCGCCGTAGTTGGCGATGTCGCCCTCGTAGTCGCGGTTCACGGCGGAACCGTAGACGAGGTTCTTCTGGAGTTCCAGCAGGATGTTGGCGCTCCACAGTTCGGGAATGAAATTGGTGATGGCCATTTAAGGCCTCCTTCCGTTAGTTGGCTCCGAGCAGGTCCTTCAGTCGCCCGTCCTGTTGGGCTTTGACGATTTCTGCGGGGCTCATGGTTTTCAGGTCGTCTCGGGTGAGCTGACCCTGATGGCGGTCGCCGTCCCGTGTTCCGCTGGGCGGCGTGATGTTCGCACCCGAGGGTGCTTGCTCGGCTTTCCCGAGATAAGGTTTCTGTTCCAGCAGTTCGCCGATCGAATTGGCGATGGCCTGGCTATCCACGCTTCCGTCATCCGTGACGGTGAACTTGGACAGGTCGAGGTAGCGCAGGGCGTCGGCCGGGTCGGCGAGCTTGCCGCTGGCTGCGGCGCGGACTTCGGCCTTGAGGATGCGCTGGTTGGCGGCGGCAAGGGCCTCGTCCTTGACGGCCTGTTCCTTCCTGGCGGCCTCGTATTCGGCTTCCTTGCCCTGCAGGGCGGCGATCTGTTTTTCGAGTTCGTCGACCTTGTCGGCCTTGGCGTAGGCTTCGTTCAGTTTCTTTTCGAGGTCGCGGTTGACTTTCCGCTGTCCTTCGAACTTCGACTGCCAATCCTCGCCGCCGGTGTTCTCCGGCTTCTTGGACTCGTTGTCGCCTGTCTGCTGGTTCTGGTTTGCGGGATCCATGTTCTTCCTTTCGATTCGCTGGATCATTGCTGGAAAATCTGTCCGCCGGAGGTGACCCATCGGCGGTATTCGCGTTCGCATTGGGCGGCGATTTCGGGGGTGAGGGGCATGCGGCCATCGTTGGGGTTGCGGCCCTCCAATACGGCCTCGTAGCGGAGCTTCGCGGTCTGAACGCGATTCTCGGCGGCGGTCAATAGTTCGACGCGCCCCTGCCGGTACGTGTTGTCGTGCAGCCACATGCTTTTGCGGATCTCGGGCACCTTGCCGCGCCAGTCGTTGTCCACGTAGTAGCCGTTGGCCTTCAACGCAGAGATGGTCTTCTCCCGGTCGCCTCCGGTCAGCGAGTAGATGCCGTCGATGGACAGGCGGCGTTTCATCCTCCGGCCGGACTGCTGGGCGTATTGCATGCTGGCCCACCCGTATCGTGTGGTGCCCTCGCTGGTGGTCAGCGCCGTATAGCCTTTGCCCACCCTTTGCATGCCGCGTTTCGAGTTGACGACCTGGTAGATGTCGGCGCCATCGCGGATGGCCTGCGCGTAATTCGCGCCGAAGCGCTTGTCCTGCTCCTCACGGGAGAGGCTTTTGAAACCCTCCATGGGGTCGCTGATCCACCCCTGTTGTTTGGCCATGCCCTGGCTGCAGGGCACGTGGCGGCCGTGGCAGTGCGGGTGGCGCAGGAACCCCTCGTTGAAGCGGAACCACTTGCCGGCCAGCAGCATGCATCGGTCGCAGCAGATGGCGGACTCGACACGCACGTAGCCGACCTTGGGACGGCTGGTGATGTCCAGTGATTCCGCCTGGCGGGCGGTGTCCATGACCGCCAGAGAGGTAAGCATGACCAGCAGGTTGCGCCCATATTCCAATGCCTCCAACGGGGAGCTGCCGGTGCGTATCGCGTGCAGGGCGGCGAACACGGGGGATTGGAAGTAGGAGGCGATGTCGAGGCCGGACGGAGCCCAGCCTGCGAATGCGTTCGGGTTAGCCAAAGCATGGGGAGTGACGTACACGCCCTGTTCGGCGAGCATCATGCCGCTCGCGTCGATGGCTGTCTCCGCCGACTTGGTTTGGATGGTGGAGAACAGGGTGAGGAAGTCGCGGCTTATCGACTTCCACGACGCCTGGATGTTATTGGCGTCGACCCTGTTCCATGTTCTGCGTGCGGCTCTGTCCGCCGCCAGCTCCAAGGTCGCCAGCCGTTTCTGACTGTAGGCCAGCACCTGAGATTCGACCGCCATCAGCGCCTCCGATCTGCAGGGCACGGTTCAACGATTCGAGTTCGGGGTCGGCCATCTCGTCGGCGCGCATGCGCATGATGCGCTGCACCTCGTCCGAGCTTTGGCCCATCTGCTCCGCGACCCATTGGATCGGGAAGCCGAGCTGCTTGTATTTGAGCATCGCGTCCGCCATCAGGGTTTCGCTGCGATACTGCGGGGTCGCGAACTGCACCTTGGAGTCGGCGATGATGTCCGCCTCAGCCACGTCGTTCTCGTAGCGCATGGCGATGCTGCAGATGTCGCGGATGGGGGATTTCAGGAAGCTGATGCGTTCGATGGTCTTGGATACGAGGCCGGCTTCGGCGACCTCGTAGCCGGTGGCCGGAACCTCCGCGTTCGTCAGCAGGTAATGGCCGGGGGTGCGTGTTTCGGCGGCGATATGCTCCACCGCTTTTTCGATGACCGGGATGAACACGTTCAGGTTCGAGCTTGACCATTCGCCCAGGTTCACGTTGTCGCCGGTGAACTGGTAGATGCGCTCCAGCACCTGCTTGTCGAGTTCGATGGGCTTCTCGCCGACCTGCTGTCCCTCCTCGTTGTAGACGGGCTCGACGAGCGGGTCTCCGCCGAGGATGACTCGTGCCGGCAGTGAGGCGTAGTCCAATGCGTTCAGCAGATAGGCCCATACTACGTTGACCGTGTCCTGCATCGATTCGACGTGCGCGATGTCGCTGATCGGCGCATTGTCCAATAGCATCTGGTTGCGGAACTCGCGCAGGGGGATCGTGTCCAGACCGGTGGGCTGAGGGTCATTCATCTTCCAGCCGTACACGTCGGGCGGCACGCGCTGGTCGGTCAGATCGAGCATCTTCTTGCGTTCCATGCTGACCGTCCAGCCGGGCAGCATGAGGGTGCCGTACTCCTTGTCGTCGCCCTGCTGGATGAGGAACCCGGCTGACGGCTGGCCGGTGCGCGCATCGTAGATGACTGCGGCGCTGTCCGGGTGCTCGAACGTGATGCGGGCCCTGCCGTCGACCTGCGTGACCAAAGCGAACGCGCGGCCCGTGGTGGTCATCATCAGCGCGGCTTCCTGAAGTCCGCGTTCGAAGTCGTTGCGGTCGAGGCATTTCATGATGCCGGTGCCGAGCTTCACGTCATCATAAGGGACGAAGCCCTTGAACTTGATGCGTTCCACTGGGGCCTGCGCCACGGGGAGGCACCAGTTGTCGGAGAAGTCGGAGAACCGGTCGCTCATGTAGCGCTTGAATTCCTTGGACGCGAACTTGAGCTTGCCGCGTTTGCCCAAGACGTAATCGGTGTGGGTGCCGATGCTGGGTCGACGGAACTGGATCTTATCGGCCAGTCGGTTCGCCAATGAGGACAGTTCCTGCTGGCTGTAGTCCATCAGTACCTCCTTCTGGTCGATGATCCGGTAAGCATGTAATTGTGTTTGCGAGCGCCCCAGCCGGCGGCTCGCGCGTCGCATGCGGCTTCGTGGGCGAGCACGCTGGTCACGGCGGCGTCTATCTTCCTGTTCTGCTGGGGTTTCGCCAGCCCGTAGCGTTCCAGGGTCTTGGCGACCTTTCGCGCGTTCATCATGTGGGTGCGGGTGACGGGGCAGCCGTCCTGTGTGATGCGATGTGTGGTCAGGTCGGCTTCGAATCGGCGCAATGCCTCGTAGACGGCTCCGATGCGGGAGCTGCCCGACATGCTCCATGGCATGAATTTCTTCGGCCCGTAGGCGCGATCCCATGCTTCTATCTCCGATTCCCATGACAGTTCGTCGCGGAAGCCGGGGTCGCAGTAGGCGCGTTCGATTTTGTAGCGGTCGTTGAGTTCCGCCCATGCTGCGGATACCTCGGCGCGGGGGATGCGCCCGCCCCACTGCTTCGGGTTCCAGATGGTCGCACGCCGGTCGGGCCCGTATCGGGGAGTGAATATCAGCCCGTCGAGGGTCTCCATCTTGATGCATGTCCAGTCGTCGTTCTCCGAACCGTCGAAGCCCGCGCATACGCGCGTGCCTTTTGGCGGGTTCGGCAACCAGAGTTCATGCGCCGGCATAGCAGCTCTCCCACAGTCCGTCTTCGAGCCATGCGCCGCCGCCCTGCACCAGACGGTTCCCGAAGAACCGTTCCGCTTGGGTAGGGTCGGTCTTCATCAGCGCCTTGGCTTCCGATTCGATGGAATTAAGGTCGACCCACGGGGAGCCGCGATACACGTATTCGAGCATCTTCAAGCGTTCGGATTTCAGATTGAAGTCCAACGGCCGGCCGTCGCGGTGACGCAATGATTTCGCGAGATCGGGGTTCCGGTAGAACACGAACACGTCGTCCTCGGCGTTCTCGAACACCTGCTGCGCGTAACTGTCCTCGCCCGGATCCCATGCGTTCGTCCACGCATGTGTGCGGCCGCCCATGCCGGCGGCTCCTCGGCGCTGCGTGGTGGCGACCGCTATCATGCCGTTCGATTTCGTGTACAGGCCGGCCTCGTCCTGTTCGGCGTCCGTGATCGGATTGCCCAGACGGGATTTCGCCGAGGCGGTGACCACGTCGATGCGATCCAAGTCCAAGGCGTCGGCCTCGCCTTCGCGCCCCGGCTGCAATATGCGGATGAAGGTGTCCCTCACGCGCATGAGCTCCTTGAGCGGGCCCAGCAGGATCGTCGCCACGAGAGGACGGTAGATGTTGCGTACCTGTTCCTCGGAGTTGGCGGTCAGCTGGATGAGCGGCGACGGATGTCGACGGCCTTTCGGCTCGCCCGGATTGTACGGCCACTCCCAGCCGCACGGACAACCGTTGTCAGCGCAACGGTACATGTCGCCTTCTCGCGCCCAGCCATCGAAGATGGTGGGCCCGCAGCCCTCGGCGGCGGTGAAGAACGCCGTGCATGGCCCCTTGCCCCATTTCTGCGGTCCGACGGTCAGCGTCATGCGGTATTCGAATGCCTGGTTGAGTACCATCGGGTTGTCGACGGTGACTTCCTCGGGCGGCACATATGGGGCGTCCTCGCGGATGCGCCAACGGTTCGCCGCCAGCCAGTACTGCCAGTCGGACAGCACCACTGGACGGCCTCGCAACGGGCCGTCAGGCTGCCGGCAGTGACGTTCGATCCATGCGCACACCAGATGCCCCAACGTGGGGAAGTCGATGAGCCATGAATCCTCGTCAGCCATTGCCGCTCATCCGACGCTGGTACACATGCTTCGTCTCGTCCATGGGAGAGCGTTCGGCGGCTGATTCCTGGTTCAGCTCCTTGGCCCTGCGGCGCGTGAACTCCGAATCGACTGGCTTCCGCTCGGCCTCCGCTTCGATTTTCCAGCCTAATGCCTGCAATCCGGCGGCGCTCATGCCGACGCGGTCGGAGATGCGCAGCAGCACGGTCAACGCCGTGGGTGCCGGCGAGATCTCGCATGCGGTGGAAAGCCGCGCGTACAACGCCAGTTCGTGAATCATCCACTTGAACTGGGGCAGATGCCAGGCGCGTGCCTGAGGCAGCTTCCACAGCCACTTCCACTTCTCCGCCTCAAGTTTGCGGACGCGCTCGTCATCGGCGGGCTCCAAGGGCCATTCCGGCGGCTTCATCCGGCACTCGGTGTTCGGCAGGCTCTGCAATGTGTATCCGAGTCTGCGGCTCTTCTCGCTGTTCGGGTCCTTGGCCGGCCCGGAGCGTACTCGTTTGCCTCCACTTGGCATGATGTTCACCTCTCGTCATGGCCTTGCGCCCTAGCGACAGATCGACGAGACCGCCCTCGCGGCGGCCCGCCCGCGATGTTTGAACCCTGCGCACCCGACAGACAGCTCACCGG